TATATGTACGCCAGATCAACTGGAGAGGAGAAATCTATATATACACCATGGCCTAAATTTAATGATGCTACTACTGATGGATTAGAGTGGAATACATTAACTGTAATAGGAGGAAGACCTGGTTCAGGTAAAACATTAATTAAAGATCAAATTATAAGAGAATCATTTGCTTTAAATCCAAATGATAAATTCAGAGTATTAGAATTTCAATTTGAAATGGTTGGGAGAACCTCAGCCATTAGAGAGTTTAGTTCTATAACAGGTAAGACATATAAAGAATTATGTAGTGCCGGTAGTATACTAAGTACAGATACTCTTAACCAATGTCATTTATATGCAAAGGAAAGAGTAAAGCATCCTGTAGATATTGTTTCAACACCTATGACTGTTAATCAAATGCGTGATCAAATAGATCAATACATGACAGAGCATAAAGGGACCAACACTATGATTACATTAGATCATAGTATGTTAGTTAAAAGAGCACCTTATCAGAATAGTACATTAGATATGCTATTTGAATTAGGGGAATTCTTTACCCAAGCTAAAAGAGATTATCCTTGTTTATTTATATGTCTATCACAATTAAATAGAAATATAGATAATCCAGATAGAGCAGTAGATGGAAAATATGGAAACTATATACTTGAATCAGATATATTTGGATCAGATGCAATGCTACAGCATGCGGATACTTTAATAGGTATTAACAGGCCCGCTAAGCAGAAGATTAGATACTATGGTCCAGATAGATATGTAATTGAAAATGATAGAACATTAGTCTTGCATTTCTTAAAAGCCAGAAATGGTGATGCTAGGATGAGTTTCTTCAAAGCAAAATTTGAACAAATGCAGATAGAAGAAATGGAAACACCAAGACAACAAGAAAGAAGATGATAAATACTAAAAATATAAATAAAGAAAATATGGGGCTAACACCAGCACAACGTAAAGGAAAAGTTGCAAAACTTAGAGAAGAGCATGAAGATTACTTTCAAACAGAAGGTAAAATAAATGCATTATATATTCCTAAGATGGCTTATAGACCATCTGGTAAGGATGATCTGCACGTTAGTTTCTTTCCAAGTGAACTGGAAAAGGAACAAGATGTATACACAGAGTTTGTAAGTATAGACTATGACAGTGAAGATCCAAAAAGAACTTTATACCTTCATAAATATAATCCACATTGGAAAGAAGAGTATGAACTAATTACTTCTAGCTCAGGATTTGTGAGACACATAATTCCTGTAAGTGAGTTAAAAGTAATAAATGATGTAACTAGTAGAGGCAAAGCTATAGTAGACTTTGCTAATCCTAGCTTACCTAATCCAGATGATAAGAAGATTGAAGATCCACTAATTAATAAATTAGAAGAGATTAACCAAACTTTAAAATCATTAACAAAAGTAATTAATACAATAATCAAAGAATAAATTATGGCACAAAGCATATTAGTAATTGCTGATTCAGGAACAGGAAAGTCTACCTCAATCAGAACATTAGAACCCAAAGAGACTTTCATTATTAACATTGCAAATAAACCTTTACCTTTTAAGGGTTATAAGAGTAAGTATACTCAGATATCAAAAGATAATCCTAAAGGAAATATAACTGCAGCGGCCAGTGCGGCTGGAATTATTAAGGCAATGAAACATGTTGATGAAAAAATGCCACACATCAAGACATTAATTGTAGATGATTGGCAATATATGAGTTCTTTTGAATATTTTGAGAGAGCTAATGAAAAAGGTTATGATAAGTTCACTCAGATTGCAGCAAACTTAGCTCACGTGGCTAAGATGCCTAAAGATATGAGAGAAGACTTAACTATAATTTTTCTAACTCACTCAGAAGATTCAACAGATATTAATGGAAATAGAAAAGTTAAAGCAAAGACTATTGGTAAAATGATTGACAATACTCTAACTTTAGAAGGACTATTCTCTATTGTCTTATTTGGTAAAGTAAATAAAAATGATGATGGTGAACTAATCTATGGTTTTGAAACACAAAATAATGGAGAGAACACATGTAAATCACCTATGGGTATGTTTGAGGAAAAGTTTATCCCTAATGACCTAGCGTATGTAAAAGATTGCATACAAAAATATGAAGAATAATAATTAATCAATTAAAAAAAGAAACTATGTTAAATACTAAAGACATGTCTGTAGGATCAGGCAGCATTAAACCAGTAATTGGAGTTGGTAATCATAAAGTAAAAATCAATTCAATTACATTTGACCAAACACCATATGACGCAGATGCATATAATGTTATGTTACATGTAGAGTCAGAGCCAGTAGATGGAGAATTCAATGGATTCTTAAAAGATATGAATAAGCCTGATGGACCACGTTATAAAGGTCAAGTTGGCAGAGTAAGATTCTCACCTTATCCTTATAAAGATACTGTATTACAAAATGGTAATGAAATCAAAAGAGATAATGAAGTATTAAAAGCTATGGTATATTTAGCTGAGGTTGTTGATAGAAGAACAGATCTAGATAAGATTGAAGCTAAAACAATTGAAGAATTTATGAATCAGTGTAATGAAGTATTATCTAATACCGGATATGTTAATGCATGTCTAGGGGGCCGTGAATGGGAAAATAAAGAAGGTTATGTAAATAATGATTTATTCTTACCAAAAATGAGCAAAGAAGGTATACCTTTAGAAGCTGTTGACACAGAGAATTCTAGACTACTAGTTTTTGATAAAGGAAATACTCAACATTTTAGACCATTAGTTAAGAAAGAAGCAACCACAACTACAAGCTTTGAACCAGCTGCAGCTAGTGGTGATGATTTTGATTTGTAGTAATTTTGTGTGAAGCCAAAAAGGGAGACTAGTGTCATAACTGTCTCCCTTTTTTCACTAACTTAATAATATTATTATGGCCGGATTTATAGAATTTAATGTAGTATGTCCTGACTGCAAAGAAAAAACAGGCATATTAGATGTTGGAAAAGACTATGAAGATTATAAATGTACTAATGAAGATTGTAATTCTTCCCATTCATTTCAATTACCAGACTTTGAATGGATCAGAGAAGTTAATCAATCAAGATAATGTTTAGTACTAAAAATCTAGTTCTTAATCCTTCAGACGTCCCAAGTTATTGGGTATTTCAATATTATTTAAACTTATCAGAACCCTTAATAGGACAGGATATAAAAATTAAATCAATTTTTAATCCTTTAGAAAAGACACCTAGCTTTTGTGTGTATGTAGACAAGTCTATTATGCAATACAAATTCAAAGACTTTTCAACCGGTAAGAGTGGGACTAAAGTAGATCTAGTTAAACTAATGTTTAATATAGATTTTCCTACAGCCTCTAGAAAAATAATAAATGACTATAATGCATATGTGAAAACATCTGATTTTAAAACTCAGACTTTTAAAGCACAACCTAAATGGGAGGTGCAATTTATAAAAGAGACTAAGTGGACAGAAGCAGATGCTTCATTTTGGTTACAATTTAATATTGGGAAAAAAATGTTAGAAAAATATAACGTTAAACCAATTGAATATTATAACCTAGTTAAAGAAGAAAATTATAAGATTAAAAGTTTAAAGATAGAGGGAAGATACATGTATGGATACTATGATAAAGAAGATAAGGTATATAAAATATACCAACCTTATAGTAAACATAAATTCCATAAAGTATCTAATCATCTCCAGGGATATGATCAATTAAAATATGATCAACCTTATCTTATAATATGTTCATCTCTTAAAGATGCAATGTGTCTTGCTAGCATTGGCTATAATATAGAAACTATAGCACCAGATAGTGAGAATACTATGATTAAACCGCATGTAATAGAATACCTTAAAAAGAAATATAAAAAGGTTATAACTCTTTTAGATAATGATGAGGCCGGAATCAAAGCTATGGATAAATATAAATCTGTATATAAGATTGATGGTCTAGTATTACCTATATGTAAAGACATTTCAGATGCAGTAAAAAAGTTGGGAGTTAAACAAGTTCATACAAATCTGAAACCCTTATTGAAAGATATACTAAATAAATAATTATGATAAAACGTAGATGGTTTATACCGGGGAATGTACCCAGTAGTAAGAATGGAAGGAGATGGACAGGTAAATACTTTATTGCTAGCAAAGCTGTAATGAATTACAGAAAAGCTACCAAAGAATATTATACTAAATATACAGAAGACTTCAAAGCTGAAGTTGCTAAACAAGAGCTACCTGTAAAAGTATCTTTTGAATTCATCAGAGGGTCTAGACATAAGTTTGATTATATTAATCCTGCACAGACAGTGCAAGATGATATGGTTAAGCACGGATGGATTGAAGATGATAATGCTGAATTTATTATACCTGCCTTTACTCAATATACATATGATAAAAAAAATCCAGGAGTATGGATAGAATTAATAATAGAAAATAATGAAGAAGAAAAAATCTAGAGAAATAATAACAGTTGATGAATTCTTTACACTAAGAGATATGTTGAGTGGTAATGAAGAAGATGCAGCAGTTGCACTAGAAATATATAAGAATAAATATGGATTGGATCAAAAAATATTAAACAGACTAATGTGTAAAGCTCTAAACTTTGAAGATAGAGTTAAGTTCTCAATTGCTGTAAAGTATTCTTTTGAAATTGGGGGAAGACAGTTTACAACTAATCCTCTAGATTCTGATATGATTACAACCCGGATATTTGCTTATATAGATCATTACAAACTAGATGATATCTATAAAGAAATACTAAATAAAATATCAAATAAAAATAAAGATGATACAAATACAAGATAGTGTTGCTAAAACAACCAAAACATTAATATTTACAGAGCCTTTTTATGGGCTCTTTTTAATTGGTATCAACAAGAAATATAGTTTACAAATTCCAACAGCTGGAGTAAGTAAACATAATGTTGGTGTTCAATTAACTATAAATCCTGAATTCTACATGGAGCTAAGCCCTGATCATAGGTTAGGACTTATTAAACATGAACTATTACACTTAGCTTTTGGACATTTAGTTTTAAGAACTAGTTTTTCTGATAAAAGGTTATTCAATATTGCTGCAGATCTAGAGATCAATCAGTATATAGGGTCTAAATATTTACCAGAGGGCGGATTATTACTGGAAAGTTTTCCTGAATTAAATCTTCCTAAAAAGGCAGGTACCACTGAATACTATAGACTTTTAAAAGAAGCTCAACAAGATGGGACATCTCCAACATTAAATTCATTAATGAGTGAAATGGATGGTTCTACACCATATTGTCATACTTCATGGGATGAGTTCAATGAGTTATCAGAAGCAGATAAAAAGTTGGTTCAAAAACAAATTGAACATCAACTAAAAGAAAGTGCTGAACAAACTATAAAAAAATGTGGTAGCGTTCCAGGAGAACTTTCAGATATTATAGATGCATTATTAAATCTTGAACCTCCTAAATTTGATTGGAAAGGTTACCTTAGAAGATTTGTTGGAAACTCTAGTATTATATTTACTAAAAAATTAAGACGTAAATATAATAAAAGATATAGTGGTAATCCGGGATTAAAGATAAAACATAAAAATCATATTTTAGTAGGTGTAGATACATCCGGTTCAGTTAATAATGATGAACTTAAAGAATTTCATAGTGAATTATGCCATATGCATAAGACTGGACATAAAATAACAGTAGCACAATGTGATACTAGCTTGGGTTCTGTAAAAGAATTCAATCCCAAAAGAGAATGGGAAATACATGGCCGTGGTGGGACAAGCTTTCAACCGGTCATAGATCATTATAATCAAAAAGGGTTTTATACAGCCCTTATATATTTAACAGATGGTGAAGCATATACTCCAGAGAACTGCCCAAGAAATACCTTATGGTGTTTAAGTAGCATCTCTGAGATGAATAATGAGTTACCAGGAAAAGTAATAAAATTTAATTAATAAAAAAATGGCACAAGTAAATTTAAATGTAACGGAATTAAAAGGATTCATTAATCATATCATAGATAACAATAGATTCTTACAGAAAGATAATAAGAATTCAGTATCTATTGAGGTAGTAGGTGAATCAGGAATAGGTAAAACTTCTAGTATTCTAGAACTAGCAGAAGAAAATAATTTAAACTTTGTAAAGCTAAACCTTGCACAAATTGAAGAGTTAGGAGATCTAGTAGGATTCCCTGTAAGACAATTTCAAATGTATAAGGAAAAAACCATAACAAATAAGATAGATAACTTAGCTATGGTAACTGCTACACAAAGAGCTGGTGCTAGTAGTCTAGCTAATCTAACCACAAGTACTACAACAAAAAAAGTTGGTATGTGGGTAGATGAACTTGCCGTACAAGAGTATCTAAAGAATGGATATAAAATGACCGGTAAGAACAGAATGTCTTATTGTGCTCCTGAATGGATTGCAGATACAAAAGAAGGAGGCATTCTATTACTAGATGACTGGAACAGAGCTGATGTAAGATTTATACAAGCAGTAATGGAATTAGTGGATAGACAAACTTATATCTCATGGAAGTTACCTAAAGATTGGCATATAATTTTAACTGCTAATCCAGATAATGGAGATTATATGGTTAACTCTATTGACTCTGCACAAAAAACTAGATATGTAACAGCTAATCTAAAATTTGATGTTAATGTATGGGCCCAATGGGCAGAGGGTGCAGGTATTGATACTAGATGTATAAACTTCTTACTATTAAATCCAGAGTTAGTAACTCAAGAAACTAATGCAAGATCTATTACTACATTCTTTAACGCTATATCTAGCTTTGAATCTTTTGAAGATAATCTTCCTATGATCCAAATGATTGGGGAAGGTAGTGTAGGAGATGCATTTGCATCTATGTTCACTACATTCATTAATAATAAGCTGGATAAACTTGTTACTCCTAAAGATTTATTGACACATGATAATGAGCAATATATTTTAGGAGAACTACGTAGTTGTATAGGTAAAGATGATACATATCGTGCAGATATTGCATCTACATTAGCTACAAGACTAGGTAACTATGCAGTAGTATATTCTAAAGAGAATACTA